ATCCGATTTTCAACAGCGAGGAGAACAGCGCATGAAGGCAGCTGAAAGGAATCAACTCGAGGCGATCGACGCACGCGTCGCCGCGGCCGAGGGCGAGGACCTGGGCAAGAGGCTGACCACGCTCGAGGCTCTCTACGCGAAGCTCGCGCATGCCGTGGTGCGCCTCGAGCGTGAGCTCGGCGAGCTGAAGGGGCCGAGATGAGCGCCGCGGTGAGTGCAACGCTGAAGGCCGTCTTCGAGCTGATCGAGGAGCAGCTGCTCGAGTTCCGTGAGGGCGACCCGGGCCTGGAGGAGATTCGGAGGGCTATGGCAATGGGACAGACGCCTCGCGTCGTGGTGAACGGCGGAGATCCCGTGCAGATCACGTGCACCCTGGTGAGCGACCTCGGCATCGAGACGGTGCAGGTCTTCGATCTCCGCGTTTCGCCAAAGCCCCATGACGGCGCTTAAAAATCGCCGTCGCCGCGGGCTAGATTTCGCGCAGCTGTTTCGAGACGAACGGCGTCCCTTCCAAGCGCACGTGATGCGCGCCCACGAAGGTCAGGGACCGCCGATTCTCGGGCGGCAATCGACCTTGTGAGGCGGCACGATGGAATCCACGGCACGCGCGATCTGCGAGTTCAAGTTCTCCGGCTCAGCTGAGCAGCGCGGCGCATTCTCGGGTCACGGTGCTGCATTCGGCAACGTGGACAGCTACGGCGACGTGATCCAGCCGGGCGCGTTCTCCGCGTGGCTCTCGGACGTGAAGTCCGGGCGCCAACCCTGGCCCGCGATGCTCAGCCAGCATGGGGGAATGCTCCTCACGTCCGACGACATGACGCCGGTCGGCGTCTGGACCGACATCGCCGAAGACGCCAAGGGCCTCGCGGTGCACGGCCAGCTCGCCGAGACGCCCCGCGGGACGGAGCTCGCGACGCTGCTCACGATGAAGCCGCGGCCGGCCATCGACGGCATGTCGATCGGCTACATCGCCAAGGAGTGGGAGCCTCGCAGCAAGCCCGAGGACCCACGCCGGAAGCTGAAGCGCATCGACGTGATGGAGATCTCGCTCGTGACCTTTCCGGCGAACCGAAGCGCTCGGATCACGAACGCGAAGGACTCCATTCGCGACTTCGAGCACGCGCTCGTCGATCGTCTGGGCTTAAGCGCCCGCGAAGCAAAGCGCGCGGCCTCCGCGGCGTGGCCCGCGCTCGCGCGCCAGGAAGATCAATCCGCCGAGCTCGAGCAGCTCGCCGAGCGCTTGCGCCGAAACATCGCGCTCGCGCGCCAACCCATCTACTGACCCCCGAAAAGGAAACTCCTCCGTGAAACTCACGACCATGCAAATGAAATACGCCGCCGCCGCGGTGCTCATCGGCCTCAGCCTCCTCGCCCTGGCCGGCCATCCTCTCATCTCGCCCGATGCGCTCGCCGCAGCTGCGCCGCTCTTCATGATCGGCGACATCGAATCGCTCGGCCGCCTCATCCAGGACCAGGGCGAGGCCTGGGAAGAATACAAGCGCACGAACGACGCGTTGATCCGAGCGAAGGCCGACGGCAAGGCGGTCGGCGACCTCGAGGCGAAGCTCTCACGGCTCTCCTCGGCTATCGATGCGATGTCGAACATCCTCGGCGGCCTGCAGGTCAAGGGCCTGGGCCTGGGCGGTGGAAGCGCCTCGGATGGCGACATCGCCACGGAAACGAAGGCCTTCAACGCAATCCGGCGCTCATACTCGGACGGGAAAGCGGTCGCCGACATTTCTGTCGGCGAGTACTCGGACTACAAGGGCGCGTTCTTCAGCTGGGCGCGCAAAGGGCGGCTGGACTCGCTCACGGATTCCGAGCGGAAGGCGATGCTCGCCGGCGATGATCCGAACGGCGGCTATCTCCTGCCGCCCTCGACCATCGGCCGCGTGGTCGCGAGAATCTTCGAGCTCTCGCCGATCCGCGCGATCGCCTCGGTGCAACCGATCTCGACGATGGCACTCGAGGGCGTCTACGACAACGACGAGATTGCCTACGGTTGGGTTTCGGAGACCGGCGCTCGACCGACGACGACCACGCCGGCGCTCGGCAAGTACCGGATCGAGGCGTTCGAGATGTACACCGATCCGAAGGCGACGCAGACGCTGCTCGACGACGCGGCGGTCGATGTCGAGGGCTGGCTCGCCCGCAAGGTGGCGGACAAGTTCGCGCGCGTCGAGGGCTCGGCCTTCATCAACGGAACGGGAGTCGGCCAGCCGCGCGGCTTCGCGACCTACACGCTGGTGGCCACCGCGGACGCGACCCGCGCCTGGGGCTCGATCGAGAAGTTGAAGACGACCGCGAACGGCGATTTCGCCTCGTCGAATCCGGGCGACGTGCTCTTCGATCTGATCGCGGCGATGAAGGCCGGCTACACCTCGAACGCGCAGTTCGTGACCACCCGCGCGGTGATCGCGAAGATCCGCAAGTTCAAGGAGGCGACGACTAACGCCTACATCTGGCAGCCCGGGCTGCAGAAGGGCAATCCCGACACGCTGCTGGGCTATCCGATCGTGATCGCGCAGGACATTCCGGCGCTCACGACGGGCTCGGCCTCGCTCTGGTTCGGCGACTGGGCCGAGGCCTACCAGATCGTGGATCGCCTCGGCATCCGCACGCTGCGCGACCCGTACACGGACAAGCCGTACGTGCACTTCTACAGCACGCGGCGCGTGGGCGGTGCGGTCGTCAACTTCGAGGCCATCAAGGCCATCACGTTCGAGGCCTAACAGGCTCGCCCGCAGGGACCCGGAGAGGGCGAGCCTCCGGGCGACTGCATCCCTACTGCGCCGCGCGAGACACGATGGATTCTGCGGGCTGAAAGATGCTGAGTCGCGAGGAGCGCATTGAAGCCGAGCGCCGCGTCGACCACTACACGCGACAGGGCGATTTCGTGGTGTGGTGGCTGCCAAGCTGGAGGAAGATCACCGCGCGCAATCCCAAGCGCGCGCCCTTCACTCACGATCCCGGGCCGTTGCCGGCCGATGCCATCCAGGTCGGCGAATACCCGAAGGGCAGCGCGGTCGGCCGCGTGATGCGCGACTTGGTGCGAGTCGTTTCCGCTGTCAATCGAATCGGAAATCCAGGAGCGTAACGAATGATCAAGATGCGCGCCACGCGGCGCTTTATCGACCTGCAGATCACGACCGACCAGGCGTCGCAGTACAACGTCTTCACGGCGGCGAGCAGTCCCACGGACGCGGTTTCGGTGCGGGTCACGGTGAATTCAGGCGTGACGTTGGCGCTCGGGCTCACGACGGGGATCGGCTGGGCTACCGGCTCGGACATCACGATCGTGAACAACGGCGCGATCTGCGGCGCCGCAGGCGCGGGCGGCCACGGTGACACCTTCACCGATGCATCCCACGTCACGGGCGCGCAGGACGGCCTTGCTGGAGGCGACGCCGTCGCGCTGCATTTCGACGCCACCATCGACAACACGGCCGGCTTCCTGTTGGGCGGTGGCGGCGGTGGTGGTGGCGGTGGCGCGGCCTCCAGCGCGAGCGCGGGATCGTGGAGTGCCGGCAACACCGCGGCGGCGGGCGGTGGTGGTGGTGGCCGCGGCTTCAACAATGCGAGCGGCGGGGCGGCGGGCACGAACAGTGTCGGCGGCACCGTCGGCGACGATGGGAACGCGGGCTCTTCTTCGGCCGCCGGCACGGGTGGCGCGGGTACGGGATACATCTCCCTGACCCTCGACCGTTCCGGCGCGGGGGCCGCGGGCGGCGACTGGGGCCAGGCGGGCGGCGCTGGGGCTGCGGGCTCGGCATCCGTCGCGGACCCGGGCGGGGCTGGCGGCGCCGCGGGCAAGGCGGTCGCGAAAAACGGCTTCACCGCGACGTTCACAGGCGGGAACAACGGCTCCCAGGTGAAGGGGCTCGTCGCATGATGCTCAAATTGTAGGCGCCACGTTCACCCAATCGTCTGAATTTACGGCGAAAAAAATCCGCAAGTAAACCCCCTTGCATTGCCCGAAACGGCGGAATAGGCTGATCGGACCACCCAATAGCTTGTGTCCGGCGACCTTTGCCGACACAACTGGAGGGTGGGGGTGCCAAGGACCGCTTGGAACGGTCCTTGGCGATACGGCGGGTACGAGCGGATGGTGCTGGAGAGTAAAACTGCGAGCTGAGTGTGTACCGCGTCAACTCGACTTGTCAAACGGAGGAAGCCCAGCTCCACCGCCCGCGACCGCCATAACGCAGTCAATTCTCCGAGAAAGGAGAACGCGCTATGGCAACAGACATTGTTAGATGGCCAGGCAAGTCGGGACGGATGTACGAGTTCAAGGTCTACAACTTTGCGACCGATTGGCTCCCGCGGCCCGGTGTGTATATCTTCGCGCACGAGCATCAGCCCGGGTATTGGAGTGGGCACTACGTGGGAACGTGCGGATCGTTCAAGGACCGCATCACCGTGAACCATCATAAGTGGGGATTGGCGAAGGTCCGGGGAGCAACGCACGTCCACGCCCTGGTTCATCACGGCGGCGAGGCTGAGCGGTTCGCGATCGAAAGGGATCTCATCGAACGTTTGCAGCCGTCCTGCAACGACACGTTCGTGTGACAAACGAGAGGCGCGGCGAGCTAGGCACGTGTGCTGCGCCTCTCATCTCACAAGCAGCCGATGATGGTCGAAGGGGCGCAACTCGCGCGTGCGCGGCTTAGTAGGCCAACCGGACAAACTCTCAACACCGTGTCGTGAGGCTGTTCGCTTGCAGCGTGCGTCGAAAGGGTTAGCGGCTCCCCCGGCGCAACCTTGGCGCGATCTCCCTTTCAAACTGGCGCCACGCTTCACGCATCGCTTCGATGGCCCTATTGATTTCGGCCGTGTCGCCGGGCCCGTCGCGAAGTTCATCCATCAATTCATCGACAGCGCCACGGCACACTTTCCACGCCTCGTACTTTTCCAAGATTCTCGCCGACAACTCATCCATGGGTATTCTCTCCTCTGCCGGTCGGTGCCGGGTCAACATCACTATTCACCCATGACCGACCGCGAAAGCGCGCGAAAGCCGGCTCTTCGTGGATCTATTCCTCGAGATATGGGCGAATGAAGCTTTGCCACTCCTCGCTCGACGAACACTTCCGATCGAGTAAGTAGCAGCTAGTCAACCCGAGCGGGCCCGAGTCATAGAACATGCTGCCGTATTCCTTATTTTCATGAATGTCGTAGAGGGTCTGGCGTTGGATCAGAGTGGCCGGCGATCGCTTGGGATAGATCGTGCTGATTTCGAGGTAGAAGCATCGATTCAGTTTCGCGTTGTAGTGGTTTCGATAGGTCGCCTCAGCACTTCCATTCCCGTCGGTGCGCCGGGCGCTCGATCCGCCCGTCTGCCATTCGCGGCGAAATACCTCGCCAGCGAAGCGCGCACATTTCTCTTTGAGATCGTATGTGTCTCCCGAGGACGCTGCCGCCGCGGTGATCGGCAGCAGTGCGATAGCGATCCAGCGAGGCGCAACCATGGCGCGGAGCCTACTCTGAAACGAAAAGCCCCGCCGAAGCGGGGCTACTCCATTCCACACCGACGGCACGGCCGCGGTGAATAACGGGGGCTAAGCCGCCGGCGCCGCGGGCAAGCCCGAGGCGCTTAATTTCCACGGGGCCGCGCCGTTATGGTTTCCCGCCATATGGACGGCCATGGTTGATCGTCTGCGCGCGCGCTCCCGGATTGCGGCGGCCCTCTGCAACCTGGGCGAATTCCGACTGTATCTTCTCCCAGCAACAGGACGCCTCATGGCGCGCAGCGTCATGCCGGCGCACAGCCGCGGCTGGCCCGTCCCCGAAGGGGCGCAGCTCGTCGGCGTGTACGCGCACGGTGGGATCAGGGCGCCCGAGGTCCTCGAAGACGTGGACGCGCTGCTCGCGACCCTCGCCCGCGGCTGAAACGAAAAGCCCCGCCGAAGCGGGGCCCCAGCCG